GGCGTTGTCGGTGTCGTCATCGGAGTTACTGCCAGCGTTCTTGTTGCTATCAGCATTCAGTAAAGCACGCATATTCAGGTCTCGTTCAAATACTACCACCACGCTGTACTCAAAGGGATTGGACTTTGGCACACCATTCTCGTCCTCAAAGCGAACGCGACCCTCAATACGGTGAATACGTCCGTACATTTCGGCCCATCTCCACCACTCGGTGCCGACTCTGGCGGGCAACAGCATTGTCACTCGCTCACAGTCCCACGCCGACTCATGGAAGACGCACCTGATAGCCTTAGCAACCCAGGGAAGAATGTTATTGTAGGGCGGATTGCAGAAGCAGCTCCCTTCCCATCCTAACTCGTCCTGAAGTGCCGAATTGTCTTCGGTGTAGTAGGTGTTGCACAGATGGTTGTCATGTGATGCGGCAAGGTCTGCGTGGAACGGCCCGAACCTCCGGCTGAGTTCTCGGTATAGGTATTTGGGTGTCCTTAGGTCCTGCGCTGCCGTCTTTTTATTCGTCGGCGGCTTTTTCATCTTTCTCCCCAATGATCTGGTCGAGCTTGAGGATTTGTCGTCTACGTTCAAGTCGTCTATAAGTTGCGTCATCAGTTCTCTCCATTCCTTCGGTTGGTCCTGGCTCAGTCTTTTGTTCCAGCACAGTAAATTCTCGTTGTGGTCTGCCTTTGCACCTGGCTCTACCTCCATCCGGTGGACCCGGACACTCAGAGCAGGGGTCCTCCGACATTTCGTGATACCCCATGACCAAAGCGCCGTGAAGCAGGCACGTTTCCGGCACCACCCCTAACTTGACAGCCAGCTTAAGTTCTCTGTCAGTAGAGCGGGCCTGCTCAAATTCAAAATAGTTGCTCATCAGTCGCCCCCGTCTCGGCTGTGGACCGTCACCTCCGCGTCATCCCCAGCATCCTTGGTTACCGATGCGTCCTTGCCGCTGGAAATTTCGGAAGCTTCAACCCAGAAACCCAGCCCGACGATGCACCCTGCAAAAACCGCAGAGATGAGCACCCCTTTTATAATTATCCATATCATTTCAACTTCACTCTTACCCTCGGGCTGTGCCCAAATTCGTCTTCTAGTGTCTTTAATAGAGGGTCTACCTCGGGGATGTCGCCCCGAAGATACACCCGGTAATTCTTTCCATACCGTCGCTTCGCTGGTCGCCATGTGCCAGACGCAGTCTCGCTTGATGCGCGGGCATCATCGTAACAGTCATTGCACCACCGTTCCTGACGCCTATGCCTGCACTCAGACAGCCACATCATCTGCCTCATTCACTAGCCGCATAGGTAGTGCATGGACGTATTTCTCGGTCGTTGCGATACGCCTGTGCCCCATCCATTGCTGTACATTCTGTAGCGGCACACCTGCCGCCAGCCACAGTGAGCACCTGCTGTGTCTTAGTGCGTGCGGGGTGATGCGTGGCAGCCGCGTCGAAGGAGGTTGAGTAGGGTCTCTTCCATACACCGCGTCACACTCTGCCTCCCAGTTTAGGTTTTCGACTGCTATAGACAACGCTCCCCGGAACTCGGTTGACGTTGGTGCTGTGTCATTCATGTTCATCAGGGCAACATTGGTAAGTGCATCACGCCCCACCTTCGAGATGCCTTTACTCCCGAACGGAATCTCTCTGCCCGACCTGCCTTTAGTGCGCTCAAAGTCTGAACACTCAACCCGAAGAACAGATGGATACAGGTCCCGTATTGATAGTGCCATCAGCTCCGAGATTCGCAGTGATGAGTGCCAAAGCGCGTCTGCTATGATGCGCATTCTTTGATCTCGAAAACTCAAAGCCCTGAGCATCTTCGAGCTAACGATGAAGGCCCGACTCTGGGTGTTACGTACCGCTGTTGGCTTCTCTACTTTGTCTACTGGGTTTGTCTTCATCCAGCCCTGCTTTATGCAGAAGTTAAAGAATACACTAAGGTGTCGCAAGTTCTTACAGACCGTATTCGTTGTGATGTATCCGTCTCCACAAGGTGTTGCCAGTCGTCGCGTTATGTAGTCCTGCACATGAGTTGGCCGAACATCATGCAGAGACACCGGCAACTCTCTCGCCTTCTTGATTGTCCTTGTGATGTCATCCATGTGCATAGAAGTTGCCGAACGCGAATTGATTCTCACGTCGTAGAACTTCTGCAATGCCTTTGCTGTTGTAACCATCTTCCTTGGCTTGTATCTTTTTCGCCAGTCATCAACGTCCCCCTCAAACACGGCACGTTCAAACTCTGCGAATTGGAACTCGGCCATCGCTTTACTCGACGCACTTAGCGTTTCGCGATACCGCACATTGTGAATCCTCTTGTCTATGGACCAGACACCCGTCTTGTCGTTATACTTTAATCCCCTCATCGTCATCTCCCATTTGTTCGTCAAAGAATTTCTCCATCTCGTTCTCATACCACCGTGCTTTATTTGCATCATCGGGGGCTCGCACCTTAACCTCCTTGTCTATAATTTTCTCACGGATATACTTGCAATAAGCCTGCGCTTGCTCAGGAGGCAGTCTTTCTTCTGGGCTGGGTCCACTCGCTCTAAGATTCTCCGCCACCTCAAGCTGCTGCTTTCCAAATCTGTCTTTCTTAACCTGGTCAAAGGCGTGAGATTTTATAGCTGCAGGTGAGGGTGGAAACTCTGTGCGGTGATTGATCCACCAGGCAATAGATTCTTCCAGGTCCAGTGCCTTCATCTCACCCAAGACTGCACCCCAGTGCTGCCACTGTTTGATCGTGAAGCCACGACCGTAACATTCGAGCAGGGGATTAATGGCCGCCTTAATGCTTTTGCCATCCAACTCCGTCTGTCTTCGAGGAGAGGGTCGCTTATGCCCCATCTTCTTCATCTTGATTAGTTCATCAACCGACTTCATTGTAACTCCTTTGCCCTAATGCGGCATCTATGGCATCTGCAACACTGTCAGTAGCATCATCATCTAGGATCACTCCCTCGCTCCTTTCGGAGAGATCATCAACCCGTCCTGGGAGAAAGACCCAACTGAAAGTTGCAAACCATCCCGAGTTGTTGACACCAAAGTACCAGCCCGTAGTGCTCATATACTTGAAAACCTTCTCCCAGACCTCAAGATCATCCCAGCCTTCGTTCACCCATCTCCTCTTCAAGTTCTTCATCCGCTTGGCGGTAAGGCTGCGGCTGGGCCTCGCCTTTGGCATAGGCGGGGTCCTGTATTTATTCCAAAGGTCACACAAGTCACCCTCGATCTCCTTCAAGTCCATCTCTCATCTCCTTTCTCGTCAGAATGGTAGTCCGTCGCCTTCTTTTTTCTTCCCGCTGCTATCGTAGGATCCAGCCAGGATCTTAAGAGTTGGTTGGCGTGTCTTTTCGTCTTCGTCCTTCCATGGTTCGAGCGTACAGATGAGCATCATTGAACTACCCTTCTTCGCCGACTGAAAGATCTTTGACGCAGCATCCCATGCCATACCGGACCAAAAGATTGGCTCGCGCCCGTAGCCATCGTCTGCGATGCGGACCTTGGCATAGACGCTTCCGTTTGTACTTTCCTTTAGCTCTGGGTCGGCGCACAGCCGTCCGTTGATTGTGATTGAACTAGGCATTGTTTCTCCTTACTCTGTTAGTTGTTGCTTGTCTGCGTTCTGAAGTCGAGAGGCTGCTTCGATGACATCGGCATCGCACTCGCTGATGATGAGGCTCTTCGGTGCGACGGAATATATCTTGTCGCCATACTCATGATAGAACTTCTTGATGCACTTGTGTGCTGATTCGAGTTCCTTGCTCACGTCTTTCTTTGGGTCGTAGTCGCGGTCGTCCCGTCCATCTGGGTCGTCCTTGCCTCCTTCACCTCGCGGCAACATGAGCGCATCCCGCAAGCAGAACTTCATTGCGTAAGTGATTGAAGAACCAACTGCCTTTTCAGCGGTCATGCCTCGGGCTGCTACAATGGGCACATCAACTGTTGCGGTTTCAGCATAACCCGTCTCAGTGTCAAGGAGTTTAAGTCTGTAGTGTACTCGATCTCCGTTTGTGTTGAGATAGCTTTTCGCAAAAGCACACAGCCCAGCCTCGCTGATAGCGGTGCCGCACTTGTCGGCGAACTGATCACCCGACACGTAGTCATACTTTTGAGAGGAGTTCTTGCTGCTCTTAACTAGCCCCCCACTATCTTCAAGATTCCTTCTTGCGAGGACCATCTTCTTTGCCCACTGCGCACGAAACGGTGCGAAGATCTCAGGCTCCGGTTCCTTTGTCGTCTTTCTTGTTGCCATTATTTCTTTCCCCCTTTTATTTTCAGGACTCGATTGCCGCGCCTGTTGGCTTTCCAGGTTGCAACTCCTGAGTCTGTTTCAATTGTGTCCATCTTTCCGTTCCCGATTTCAGCACGCAACTTGTTATCAATTGCATCCCTCTCATTTGACAGGTCACCGATAAGTTCATTCAGCTCAAGCCTTCGTGAGATCCTGCGTGCCGTTTCCGCGCCACCTTTCTTTGTCCCGACTCGCGCCTTTCGATACTTCTCTGCCAAGTACTTGCGCCATGCGGGCTTTGAGTCAACCGGCGGCTCATCTCCATCCTTCACTCGCTGCAAGAATTCGAGCGTGGCCTTGATTTGATCTCGCTCTTTGTCGAGGTCACGAATCAGAGGACCGTAGACCCTGATCTCTGTGCCCATCAGACAACTCACATATGCATACCAGACATCGTACACTGCCATTTGCTGCACGACTTGTGTCCTCACGTAGTCGGGGATAGCATCCCAACCATCGCGGGGGTCGCCCCAGTGCGCAGCACGTCTGACCCCTACCATCTTTGCTTCAATGATAACCTTTTCTCTGCGACCGTTGATCTCGGCGTGGCCGAATGCGTCTGCCGTCGCGAAGATGCCTGGATGCTTAGGATGTCTGTGGGTCATCTCGTTGATGCCAAGAATCTCGACACCAGCCTTCGCTGCACCCATCTCAATGTTGATAGCTTCCGTTGCGTTGCCAAGCCTCGTTGCCTCGTTGCCTGTGAATGGCTCATTCAAGCCTCGCTTCTCCATCCACAACTCGATGCAATTGTTTACTGCAGCATAGGACTCAGATGCTCCTACACCACTCCTTCGGTCGAACGTACTGTCAAACCCCATCGTCTCCTCCTTCTTTGTCAAACATAATTGTGAAGCCCTCTCCTGTCGGATGAATCCGCAGTCGAGGATTGGTGTCCTGTCGTCCCCTCTTCTCAGCCTCAGGTGTGGCACCTCTTGTCTGATGATAGGCCCGCAGAAACTCTTCGAAGTGCTCCAGAGTAAGCACCACAAAAGGTTGCTGCCCGTCGTCTTTGATAATTCCCACAGCAAGGTGCCCTTCGGGTGCGTCTCTGAGTGCTTGAGTGAGTGCGGCTCTTGGGTTTGGCTTCTTGCCCCTCTTGCATTCGAACCAGATCTCACCAGGCCAAATAACATCGGGGATGTGTGGACCAGCAGATTGAAGCCCTCTCTTTATTTCATCGGCTAGCTGGGGGAACCTTTCACGTAGCCAGCGTGCACACCATCGCTCAAAGTCGTGACCCTTTCTGCGTTGCATATTCCCCATCGGTTATCCACAAAACCACGCGAGAAGGAAGACCACCACTGCGCCTACAATGACAGCAGCCATAATCTCAGACAACCAGCCAGTCATCAGTTGCCCTTCCTTCGTCTCTTCTCTTGTGAGACAAGCTGCTCCAGTGCATAGCGTATTGTCGCTGACATTGAGGTGAGAGTCGGGTGCGCTGAGATGAACTTGGTTAGCTTTTTATCTGTCTCAGCGCTAATGCGTGAACGGATGATCACCGGTAACTTGTGGCCCATTGTGACCTTTTGTGCCACAGGTGTGTGGCAGGGTCAAACGGCTATGGTGTTCTTTTCGTTGGTTTTTTATGGTCGGATAGATTCTCAACGACCTGGCGGAGTGCTTCGTTCTCCCACTCAACACCGTTCTCAGGTTCATCTGGCGGCTCCTGCTCGGTGTCGATAGGATCGGATGCCTCCATCTCATTGAGGAAAGCTGCATCTCGTCGAAGCCCCTCAAGACAGTACTGTTCAATGAGTGCTGACCGAGATCTGATTCGATCTTTCGGTCGCAAGTAAAGGTCGCCTCTAATTCGAGCCATCTCAGTCAATCTGTCGATGGTTTGTTGGTCAGTGTAAAAATTGAGCTGTGCCATTTAGTCTCCTTGTCAGTCAATGCCGCAACTCAACAGGCTGTAGTTGGGGTGCGTGCAGGTCAGGTTCGCCGTGAACTCTTTTATGTTGTGCTTTTCGAACGTACTTCGCGGACATGCAATCTGACAACCATCTAGCTGATGCAGTTTGAATCCCAGGTAGGTACACTTAAAAGGCACTAGGTGCCATGGGTTAGGGCCATCACCAGCTTCCGTGATGGCCCCAGGACCACAGCTTGCGATGAGGAGGCACAGGAGTACAAAGCATCTCATGCCTCATCATATCGTTATGTCTCCGGTTTGGCTGGTGTGCCATCCGTCAAAGTAACGACAAATTTATCCTCTGAGAGTCTGGCCCAGTTCTCACTTGGGATGTCGGCTATCTTTGTGAGTATCGCGTACTTCGCAGTAGCGATTGACACCCCCTCCTCGTTGTCGATGACCATGTTCACGGTGTAGGTTTCTGTGCGCCTGACTGTAAACTTTAGCTGTGTATACTTCTCTGCCATTACCCATCCTACATGATAGCCGTGAAGAGGTGGTGTGTCCTGGTCTGACGCACGATGCGTTGATCAGGAGTGCCCTTCTTCAGTGCTTCAGTGAAGGCGTTATACAGTGAATACGCATTGCGGTCACTGAATTCTTCGTGGCTTGGGTTCTTCCACTCCTCAAGCGCAACGGACACCTGCTGCTTCGCGAGTACGTTCTTGCCCATCGCAAGACCAATGATCTCATAGCCTCTCTCCTTCTTGACGGGGATCTCCTTGAAGCGGTTCAAGGTGTTCGTCATCGAGTCGTAGGCAGCCGTCGCGTGACACATTGCACGGGTCACATTCCTCGTGAGGTCAGGCCAAACATTGAGCGTGTGGCGACGAAGGAATGTTGCGAAGTCCCCGGACATGCACAGATTGTCACATACAAAGATCTTATTCCCAATCGCAATACCTGCGCTGCACCCTGTGTCATAGCTATTCCGAAGCGCGATGTTGAGACCGTGTTCGGGATTGCCGGTGTTGTATGTGAGGGTGGCAAACATCCTCTGATCTTTAGCCGACAGTGCCCAGGTCTCTCGTTCCAGTTCAAGGCCTAGCTCCAGCTTTGCGGTTTTCTTCACCAGGTCGATGAAGTCCCCATTTGCAACCGGCTCATAGGTGCTGCTAACCTTACCAACCCCCGGAATAGGCAGTGGTACTCGCCGCACGTCTAACTCGGTGGTGATGTTGCCACCACTGTCGAGACACAGCACTGCGTTGTTTGACCTCTCACTACTTGTTGTCTCCCTTGTTGTTGTCAATTCCATCTTCAGTCTCCTTGTGGTCTCCCACGGTTAATATCGCGTACTCCATGGCTGCCGCAATTAGCGACGACGTGAAGTAGCGACTGGTTGTGTTAACACCATATATGTCATCACACTTTTCATATGCCGACTCGGGCTGGACAAAGCACACCAGGTAGCGTGACTTTGAATCATTGCCTCGGTCGAGGATTGCTATATACTTGCCTTCGGTTGTAGGTGTTACCGCGATGACAACACACCACCCCAATCCAGCAGCTACACTGCCATAGACTCGGTCACCGACTTTCAAAACACGATCCTGCAATTCTTCGTCAACGGAGAAGTAAATGACTCGCGCCTTTGAAACATGACCACTCCATCCTTCCGCGCTATCGCATCCGCAACGAGGCACCAGCCTTCGAGTCGGAACCACGATACGATGTCTGCCAGTTTGATTTCTGGAATCTTCCTTGGCTCTGCCGGGTAGTTGAAGACGACTATCCCATCCAACTTTGTTGCAGATTGAATCTCGTACAGTGTTAGCTGGAGTGCTGAGATCTGCGGCTGTACGTTCAGCACGTTACTTGCCAACACCACATCATACCTCTTATCTAGAGCATCCTCATCGTGTATCTTTGGGTCGAAGTTCTCCCCTATATCGTAGCCTGTGATGTTTATATCCATGTCACGTATACGATGGAGGTGGTGACCAAGCTTGCCCGATCCAAAGTCAAGTACAGTAGCCCCCTTCGTTAGCATCGACATGAATGCTGCCCGGTGTCGAAACGCCCGGTACACGCAGGTGTCTGCCCAGTTTCGTGCGGTTCTGTTCACGGCAGTAACCTCATCTTCTGTTAAGTGGTGTCCTTCTGGGATCATCATGCTCATTCTCCTAGTGCGCCACGCGCACGATTGATTGCGATGCCTCTAGCCGCCTGCCTGCCCGCTGTTCTGGCTGAGTGGTCGTAGCGTGAGGTGCTTGATCCTGCGCTGTGGAGTCTGAGGTTCTTGTCGATCCAGCGATCAACGTCCTTTGATCTCTCCTTCACTTTTGCAATTGCAGCCTCTACACGCACCAAGGCACGCGAATCAGGCACACCTCTCACCTGTTGCTTTATCTCGAACTCAGTGTTTCTCTTCTCGGCTTCAAGTTTAGTGTTGATCATATCAACGGCACCTAGCCTAAAATTATTGCGATATGTCTTGCCGCAGCCCTTGCAATTCAGGTTGCACAGTCGATCAATCTCGCGAGTCATGTATTCATACAGGTACCGCACGGCTTGAATGTCGAGTGGTCTGCCTACGATCATGATGTCCTTACGACCTCGTGTGTATATGCGACACTGATTCGCTGTTGAGATCACTCCCGCAAGCCTGTTCTTCCATGCCACTCGATGCCTCAGTGAGTCGAGCGGATCGTTGCAGCCGATAACATCCTCTTCGGGATACTCCACCTCTTCACCCGCAAGCGCTGCCGCCGATGCCTCGATCTTGTACCGATCCATCAGCTTTTGTGCTTGCGCTGCTGCCGCTGCTGACTCATTTATGTTATCGCTATCTGCCAATTTTAGAAGTTTGGCTATCTTCTTCATCACCTCTTGAATGCTCATCTCAGTCTCCTTACTTTCTGTTTTTGATTCGGGCTCGCCTCGACTTGATGCGTGCCTTCCTTCTTTTCTTCATTGCCTTCTTCTCAGTCACTTTGCTTGTCTTCTTCTCGGTCAAAGGGTCACTCATAAGTCCCAGAACTTTTATGCTCTGCCGTATTTGGGTTTTTGCATTCCCGCGCCAGATTACACCCTTGCTTGCGGTTCTAAGTACTCCCACTGTTGTCTCTACCTCCTTAGTAGTTTTCTTCTCGGCGCTTTTCATCGCGCACTAGATCGTTTTCAATCTCAGCCAACTCGGTCTTGCTTTTCTCGACGCCATCGGCAAACGCCATATTGTTGCAGACGTAGCGGCCCCCGTTCATGAGCGACTGCAAGCCTTCGAGCTTGGACTCCGCTGCTTCCGCTCTCGCCTTCACCCTCTCTAGTTCGGGCAGTAGCAGGGGCTTGAGGCATTCCGTAAATGTCTTCATCCGATCTCGCCACTCAGTAGCGTCGGCCCTCGACTTCTTAGCTCTTGCGAGTGCCTGGTCCCGCGCTTTCTCTGCAAGTACGGTCTCCTTCGCAAACTTATAGTTTTCACTTTTGATGCGTTGGATCTCCTCTTCATGCTGCGCCTGCATACTCTTAATGCGCCGCTCACATGCCTCCTTCACTGCAACAAAGTTCTCGCCGGTCTCACCTTCCGCCTTCCCCCGCAGGAAACCTTCGTGAGTTGCTTTGCTTTTCAGGTACTCTGTTCGCTCTTCAAGACTCTTGTATTCTTTCTTCCAGTGCTCACAGTTATATCGAAACACCCGCATCCTCCTGTATGCGTACCGAGCTGCAGGCGGCTTATCTGAAGCAAGGACGTAGATGAGGTACTGGATTGCTTGCTCAATGGCAGTTGCCGCAGGAACGGTTCCTCCCGTTGCCCCCTCTTTGCCGGGGTAGAAGAACTCGCGAGGCTGTGTGTCAAACTTTGTCTCAAGTGCCTCTGTGCCAAGTTTTGTGATTCGGTGCTCTTGGGTGTTCTCGCGGTGGGTTTTCATTCGGACCTTTGAGCGAGGGCTTCCGGTTCGGGATTCAACCCAGCCCTTGGCGACCATTTTGTTAACCACGCCACAAATTCTCCCTTTGCCAACCCCTCTTTCGTGTTGGGGTTGAAGCAGATAGAGATCGTTGGTTCTCACCCAGTCGTCACGCTTTGGACAATCTCGCCGCAACTGTAGGGCACCTAGGACATCGAGCATCCTTCCTTCCGCGTTGCGGGTCTGGATGTTGCCTGACCAGTCTCCCTCCCATTCCCACTTTCTGTATTTCTTGTCGTATCTCATTCTCAGCCCTCCTGCTGAATGACACGCAATGACTCGCGCATCTGTTTGTACTTGTTGAGTTTAGGTGCAGACCCGTGTGCTATGACATAGATCCCCTTGCTAGAGTTACCCTCGTTGCCATTGCAGAGTTTACACTGATAGCACTGGGGTGATTTTGGATCGTGCAGGTCAAAGGGGCACGGGATAAGTCCAGCACCCTTCGCTGCTTCTTCTTCTTCAGGTAGACAGGCTAGGAATGGTCTCCATCCCTTAGCTTGAGCCTCGATGGCACCCTCGACAGTCTCACAACTCGCCATTACCCACCTCCTTAGGCGTTGATCACAGGTCCTCCACCCGTGCTCATAGGCTGTCCAGTTTTTACCAGCCTCTGCTAATAAAGTAAACAGCCACTCATTTGACTTGTAGTCTAGGCTGGCAGGGTTGCCATAGGTGCCGTGCCTCACTGCCCACCTGGTTTTTATCAGGTCCTCAATTGTACCTTCCGGGTAGGCTCCATTGTGATATGCTGTCCATACCGCGAGTGGTCCTTGAAACAGGATAACGTAACACCAGCCCCAGTTTACCCTTCGAGCGGGACAATCACCGCACACTGTCGAATCCTCCCCCAACTTTGACGCTGCAACGGGGTCGATGTCTTCTCGCAGAATGTATATTTGGATCATTGGCCCGGTTTTCAGGTTAAGGCTGGGCCTTACTAGGCATGTTGCAATAACAACAATGGGCTTGCCATCGACGGGGCTCGGTCCTCGATAGAGCACGACCCCATTAGGAACTCTTGTTCTCTTTCTTCTTGTCCTTCTTTCTTTTCTATTCTTGACTCTCTTCGTCTTTGCTCCCACTCCTATCCTCCTTGTTAGTGCTCCCAGGTTCTTGTTAGATACTCCTGCCACGCACACTCTATTTCATGTCTCTTCTTCCATAGATCGTCAGGCGCAAGACCCCAAAGTTCGTCCATGTGCCCATATTTCCAAAGCTCATACTCTATGCGCTCGCTTTCAGCCTCCTCGTATATCTTTCTGCTCTCTTCTCTGTCTTTCTCTGTCTGCTCGAAACAGCAAAGGGCAATCCATTTGGCGTCTATGGTTCCCACCTCAATCGTCCTTGGGTTCATCAATGTAGGCTTCTCTGATCTGAACGACCAGATCGTGGCTTGCATCCTCTATGCGCAATAGTTTTTGTGGTCGGTGGTATGGCCCCGCATCAGGAATCAGTCCTCTGCGCCAAAGTTCTTGAACGATCGGCTTGATGTTAAACCTCATCAATCTCATGGGACCCCACCCGGATCCTGCACCTTCCTGACTGGCTATCAGATTCTCTAGTAGCCGCTCGTCCGTCCTATCTTTCATCTCAGTCCTCCTTAGATAGAGCGTGTTGACTCCAGAACTGCGCAGACTCAATGGCTTCGAGTGGCTTCATGCTTGAGTCCCACCATTCTCTAGGTGCAACGATGTCTCCTCGTGTGCCGTATGCCGTGTAGACGATGGGCTCATCACTGCCTGGTCCTGCGACGATCACGAGGTGTGTTGCGTCTCGGGTTGGTCGGTCTATCAGACGTGACGGACCTGGACGATTGCCACGCTTCTCATAGGTGACCTCGTCCTCTGTGATGGGCTCATCCCCGGCTGCTGGTCCGTGAAGTCCACACTGCAAGGGATCGAGTTTTCTCGGGCCAAACTCACCAGGAATGATGTGATCGGCGCAGGCAACCTGACTCTCCGTTCTCCACCCCCAGGAAAGCCAGCCCTTCAACCTGTCTGTACGTTCCCGTTCCCAGTCATGCCATTTAAGCTCAACCCTCATGATGGTAAAAGCGCCATCCCAACCAGCGAGGCTTTTATCTATCAGCTCTAGGTGTCGTTCTTTCAGACCGTGGTCTCCATCGTCTATTATAATTCCTTTCGGTGTTTTCAGTTGTGTCATCTCAATTCTCCTTTACTGACTCTTAGCAGGTGCACACTCATGCACCTCGCAATTATGCGTTATCCGCTCAACACCACGGGGAGGTGGTCAGTATCGTTGAGCGTGCGCGGTCCCTTACTTCCGCGCAGAGATCAAGTTCAGCATCCAGGAATTAGTCCGCACTAGCGCATCCACGCTCTACCGACCGCCTTCGACTAAACCGAGGTTGCAAGCCCCAGCCCGAACTCGATTGCAGCATTTTCGCAGTGTGACCTGCAGGGCATCCTAAGCTGCTGTAGGCTTTATCTAAACGTCGTCAAACTCACGATCAGCATCAACGAACTCATACTCGTCATCAATGTCTTTCGGCTTGGTGCTTGACTCTACGATCTTGTAGTAGGTGCACCCATACCCACGTGGCTTCTTTGCTAGTGCATCCTCATACTCTTCGAATGGTCCATCGTGGGTGTATTCTGATCGGGAGCCACGGACAAAACCCCCTATTGCACCGTCATTCACTTCTACTATCCAATGCTTCACCTCACACCCCCTCTTGAAAGTCATAATAGAAACGCGGACGGTGAGTGAACTGAAGTGTGCCCCGAACACCATCGGACTTACGTGTTACGATCACGAGAGGAGCAAGGAACGACTCCACGCTGAATGCCTTTTGCATTGTGTCAGTGGTGTACACATCACCGTGCCTCTTCATTAGCTCGACGCAGAGGTCGATCTCTTCGTTAGTTGCGATAAGTTTAGGCATTGTTCTTATACCCCTAACGCAATCGAGAGTTGCTTACCGAGAGGACCCAGCTTGCGTGCTTTCTTGATGTAGAATGCCCGCGAAAGTGGATTGTCCGCTGTAATGGCTGAAAAAACATAGTTAGCTTTCTCACGACATGGCAGATGAAAGGCTCTATCCCCAATCATCACTATCGTTGCCTGTTTCTTATCCTTGCCTTTTCGTCTTCGATTCTTCTTGGTCATCTTCTTCTTGGTCATCTCATCTCTCCTTCGCGTGCACCGTGATAGTGCTGCCGGTTTCAAATTTACAGGTGTGACAATGATCGGCGGTTAGCCAATAGAAGGCTTGTACAGCGCTGACCATCAGGTAGCAGGCGAGTATGCCTAAACATACCGCTCGGATTTCATTTCGCATTTCTACTCCTTACGACTCTCAATTGATTTAGATGCAACTGCACTAATGCAGTGGCTTTGGTTTTTGGGTTCGTGAAGTGTACGAGGTACTGACTCTTAGAGAGGTCCCTCGTTATGACTCCATAGTTGCTTCTGTCCTCACAGTGGACTGTGTCCCCGACTTTTGGCACGGCAACGCTATGCCGCCGGATTATGACCTTAGTTTTCGGTCGGCAGTTAAGCTGACAGTGGAGTAGGTCTAACTCCCTCAGTGTTCTAGCTTTGGGTCCGTGGTCAGCGCTGGCAATGCCGCGTTTTACATGAACTCGTCCGCTCTTAAATGGTTTACCGCTAGCAGGTCGATGGCACGCAAGTTTCTCGCGTGGGTATTCGCCCCTAGATCTAATGCTTTTAATACTCATGACTCACCTCCAGAATAGGAGTGTAGGAAAGGAAAGGGTTCTATTGGTGTATTTTCACCCACCAGTAGGTCTAGCCGTTGTCATGCAATGGCACCGAATGACACCCCCTTAGGTCAGGTACACGCTCGACTGATATAGTCTTACGAGGTGTTTCAACGTCTTCGGTTATGTAGACGACCCTGTCACAGGGTTGCTATCAGTCTTACGGCTCCATGTTGACGGGATAGACCAGGCCCTAAGGCGTGATGGTCCTGTCTAGTAGTCGCAAGTATTGGGGCTTGATAAACCCATAAGAGGACCTAGCAGCGTCAGCTAGGCCCTCCTAGTGTCAATCAAGCTACGCTTGCGCTTGCGCTTGCGCCTGCTCTACGGCACCACTATTTCTCAGAGTGTCAATGTCACTGGTAACTGCACGTGCGACTAGTGCGCGTTCGGTGGGATTACCTTCCACATCAGTTTCGCGTGCAATGCCGCCCGCAAGGGATTTCAGCGTCTTCACTTGCTCCCAAACTTTACCGACCGTCGCGGCCACCATTGGGCACCGTCTCTCTTCGTATTTTTTTCGGCCATTGGCATATTGCGCGGCAGTAGCGTCTTCACTTCCGCCAGGGATGAGAATCAACATCAAATCTGTGACAGGGCACACCTCTACAACTTCGGCCTGCATAGCCATCCCTCGCCGGTCTTCGTAGTTCGGGCAGTATCCCATAACTTTGAATTGGGCCTTGTCGCGGATGGAACGTGGAGCTGTGTCCACTAGTCCAGCTCGTGGGTCGAATAGTGCACGTGGCGTGCGTGCGGGCTTGTGGTCTTCTTCACAAGCTTCGTTCACTGCATCGATAATCTCGACTAGCTGATTGTAGATAGGGGTCAATTCTTCATCCGTCACTCTTTTGACGTTGATGGTTCGTGCCGCTGTCTTGGACAGGGCAAAAATAGGGCTGAATGTCATGTTCTCACCTCGGGTTATTGGACACTGGATTGTGCCATATCGCGTGGTACGGGCTCGAACCATACTGCAGGCCTTAAACCTGGCACGCATTGTGTGCGCGTTTGTATCGCTGTCTTATCAGTGACGGCTTGGCCCTCGTGACATTGTGTCACATGGTGTAGAGTCGCGTGCGTTCGCACCTACCGGAAGTAATCACTGGCGTCGTGTCACCTCTGCTCGTCTAGTTTCCTCTCTTGGGCCTTCCGCTCTCGTGACCAATACTACTGCACACCTCATGCCATACCTAAGTAGGTGCTATCAGGTGATGGTGTGCCACTGGCTAAGGTGCACGTGACCCGCTCCCGTTGCAGGTGCACAATAGTGGGGTTCTGCCCGCCTACCCAGTCACGTGTGCCCGGTTGTGTGTGCTTGTCGTACCCCTAGCAGAGGAGGGCCGTTCCCCCGGGCGCTGTGTGGTCAGTGTGCGCAATGTCCCACCTGTAGGTGTGCGTAATCGCAGGGGATTCGGCTCGCCCGATAGGATTGACCATCCTATCAACCCCCAGGCCCCCCCCCCCCCCTACCCCCCGGGGACACCTATATTATGTAAGGGGATCCCCCCGTATGACCGCCGTAACATGGGTCCCCCCACACTCATAATCCAATGGGGCCGTTAAATGGCAGCTAAGGTATCCAGAAGACACGTCCGTCTCCGCTACGGTTCCTCCCCCATAAATCTAGCCATTGCCTCAGACATGAGCTACGCTCGCCTCATGTCACCCAGAGAAGACAGAAGTGAGGAGAGGTGTTAGACGCCAAGGACCACAGGTTTATCGACGCGCAGAAAAATAAAGCATTAGCTAGACTTGAAAACTCAGCCTCAGGATATGTGCTTGTGAAGAGGTTTGGCGTCCGCGCAAGAACAGGATTGAAGAGAGCAATCGAGGAAGGAAAGGTGGAGATCTTCGCCACCCCCGCAGGGAAGGCATACCGTGTAGTGAAATTCCATACAGGATCCACCGATATAAACAAAAGCCTGTCAAGTAAAATCATACTTTCGAAGCTGAGTGATTAGGGCTAGTTGAAAAAAAGATCGTCCTGAGGTCTCCAAATCATGCTAAGTAAGGAGACAGGGTCTCTTTCCAATTACAGCCTTCGGCTGTTGGTCGGATTCCGCTTCGCTACATCCTTCGTCCTTTCAGCTTCGCCGAAATGACAGAACAATTGTTACTTGTAAGTTTGTGTTCTCGGAAGTGGCACGGCACCATAAGGGCAGGTCATGGGCACTGCTTTTCGCTTTAGGGACCAAGGGGGACCGTTGAGTTTAGTTCATTTTTTGGTTAAACGTCCAGATGGGACGGTAGATGACAAGCAATTCAAGAAGCTCGACGATGCGTGGGCTGAAGGCAGCGAGGTAGTGGTGGTTGATCGGTATGGTCAACACCATTCTCTGTATAACGCCTATAAGCGTGGCATGATCTATATCAAGCCTATCCTGCCTAAGAGACGCCAGCGTGATCCGGTTTGAAGCTTCCCGAGTTCATCTCCCTAGGTGGACACAGGATTAAGGTTGTCCGCCAGAAAGGGCTTATCAGTACTGCAGAAGCTTACGGGATATTTGACTGTGAGCAGCTTCTCATCAGTCTAGACGGAGACCTAGAGGGCTCGCTCCTGTGGGAGACGTTCTTCCATGAGATAGTGGAGGCTCTTAATTTTTTTGCCGAGGCAGAATTAGAACATCAGACAATTCAGATTTTCGGTCTTCTGCTCCACCAGGTAGTCAATTCAGTTGTAGAATGAAAAACGCCCCGCCTTTCGACGGGGCTACTCTCTGACTGAGATGAGACATAAGTGGACTAAATCAAGGAGGTGACCTTGTCCGACTTGATTCTATGCAGCAGTCGAGATACCTTGTCAACCGTGACTGGGATAAGAACAGGCTGGTTTCTCTTGGGCTACTTTTTCTGTAATGCAGCTCTGTGGATCATTCTCTATGGCTAAGTTTGCACAACCAGTCCGGGTTTGTTACTTCTAATACATGGCAACGCCCCCCGGAACTTTCCCTAAACACTATACACCGAGCAAGCCTGGGCCTTCCCTAGGTACCAGAGATTACGACATCCTGTCGCGGCAACGCGGCATGGCTGGTGCTAGACTTCGTGATGATCGAGCCGCACCATTTCTGCGCCTCGCACCACGTCAACAGGCGGAGGCGAGGGCGGTCGCGAGCGTATTCAAAAAGACGGTCGAGGTTATGGGTATAATGGGCATTTCGATAGCTTTACCAGAGGTTGGCGCAGCACTCGTGCTCGCTGGATTTGCGCACACGGGAGAGAAGCTAAAGGCCGGAGAAGAGCTGGACAAATGGGACTATATAAATGTTGGTTCAGCACTCGTCGGAACTGCGGGCGGCGCGGCGCTTAGAAAGACCACAGCGGCACTACAGAAGGCAAAGACGGGTGCCGCCGCAAAAGCAACGCTTGCACGGGCGGATAAGGAGCTGGCTGCGCAAGCAAGGGCTGCGATCGAAGGTAAGGCGGGGCTACCAAAGGCGCAGATACCGCCAAAGAGCTACGATCCAGCGGGACTAACGGCTCAAGGACAAGGACCCTGGGGAACACAGGTGACACGATCCCCAGATCCACGGAGCATGGAGTCAATTATCCGAGAACAGATGGATCTAGGACTCACAAAAGGGCGGACCCTTATGGACTTCGGCATACCTCCCACAGGTATGCAGTCTCGTCCGCCCACACCTTCCCCCAAAGGAGCGACCCCCGATGCTCCGATAAGTAGACCGTTTGTCGAACGACGGCAGGCGGAGATGGCTGCCCAGCCGTTCAATATATTCCCAGGACAAGGAAAAGTGGTTAAGCCCTCATCTGAGATGCCGTTCAAGACCCGAGTTGACGAACGTGCAGCACCTCGCGGCGCAACAGAAGCCGGGTTTCAAGATGCGCTGGCGAACCAACTACCAGGCGACCCCCACGCACTTGGTGTTCTTCAGAAACTGCGGGAGGGGGGCTTTTCTGCCCGAGGAAAAGGCAGCGAAATGCAGCAAAACCTTAGAATTGGGGAAGCAATGGAGGCGCAGGGTGCATTCCCCTGGTCGCCATCAAGGAGGCCGACCGACTTCGTCGACTTTCCCAAAGGAGCGACCCCTGATGCTCCGATGAGTACACCGTCCGCCGCAGGTACCGCTGCAACGGTTCCTGGTGCTCCGAAGGTACAGACCCCGCTCCCCAAATTCCCAACAAGGGAGCATTCTCGTGCTCTCCCCAAGGGTACCGATTGGCACGCTTACGACCGAAGAAACCCCTTAGAGTTGGAGCAATTACCACACAGAACATGGGATGATTGGCGAGGCGCACATAGATGGAGTGCGGAAGATATAGGGCCACCATCCGCACCACCCGAAGTGTTGCCGTTCGTTGGACCCGGTCAGTCACTTAACGTGATGCCAGGAAAAGCGATCAAGCCGCCACCCGAAATGCCGTTCAGAACCCAGGTTGATGATGTGTACTCACCCCGTGGTGCAACAGATGCCCGCATGAAAGAAAGGACATGGAAACATCTGGGTAAGCCTTGGGAAGAAACGACCGACGTTGGTGCTTTCAACAACTTGAATCCGCAGACGCCAAGCAACATGCCGGTTTTTATGCCATCAAGCGTGAGCCCTCCTTCGACTCCCTCTTCGCTTGTGTCGGCCAGGTCAGCCGTGCCAGGGCGGGCTCCGTTACCAAGGGCGGGTGCCGGTCTCCGACCCGGCAAACAGCCACAAGCCGATCTTTCACAGCCCATAGGCCCGATTGGTCCGAGAGGCGCAACTAATTGGCTGGATCCTGCAGCCAGCGCAAAAGCGGGAGGTTATGATGTCCCTCCGTTTCTTCAGCGAAACTCACGACTGCTAAAGGGGGCCGCCGGTCTTGGGGCCTTAGCAGCCGGGGGTGTTGCAATGTTTGAAGGGTCTCGCGCAGCGGGGCCTGACTACCCAAGCGATATAACTGCAAGTGCGGCACCAAGAGTTCCCCACCCAACAGCAAAGAAGACAGCACCAAGTCCCTATCCTCACCCTACGGCGGTGGCAAAAACACCAGGTCCGACCATACCTGCTCAAGAGGAGCACACCATTAAAAGTGGTGATACACTGCAGGACATTGCGAACGATCTTACGGGTGGAGTCAGGAGCAAAGAAAGCAATCGGAAGTTGAGTGAGATTCTCCGCCTGAACCCTCAGTTTTTGAAAGACCCAGCGAAGGCAGACACCGGAGCCGTCCTTACTCATGAAGATGTCGATCGGGCTAAAGTTAAGACAGGCCAGACACTGTATTTGATGCCTGGATCGAGCGGACTGCTCGCACCCCGAGAGAAAGCACGTGGTGCACTTAGACGGCAGAGGCTCGCTGAATGGAAGGCACCTCCCAAGCCACCACCACCTGTAGGCGACGAAGTAGGCAGCATGATCAATGCCGCTGGCCCGTTTGGAGGAGTCGAGGGCCCCTCAGGACTTACGCAAGGCAAACACGGTCCCTACACAAGTTATCGCAACGAAGAAGACCCTTTGCTGGGAATGCAGCACGGAGGCGCGGTAGGCACAGGAGCATGGGGCTTCGAGTCGATGAACAACATACCGCTGAAGCCACGCCCAGGCGTGCCTTCACAAAGCCCGCCGAACACAAAGTCGCTACCCCCAAACTGGGGCGCAGCAACGCCACCGAGGCCGCCAGGTCCTCGCGATAATGTGAATATTGCAGTGGAAGGGGGAGAATACGTTGTGCCGACCTCCTCTGTCTCTGCCATTGCACAGAACCCAAATGATATGAATCACGCGAGGCAGTTGTTTCAGGACATAAAAGCGGGGCAGCCGCCGAGACCCCCACCGGCAGGTGATAGCGATTTTTTCTCTAAAGCCATGGCAGAACTCCGGCGACTGGCGGACCAAGCTCGCGCTAATCAGAGCAGAATCGCTCCAGAGTTACAGTCTGCTGCGCGGCGATAAGAAACTACCGCCTACGCTTCATGTAGGGACGAACCCCTGGTCTGGCTTTTGATCTGTCAGTTTGGTCTCGCGCGATTTTTTTCATCACCGCCTTCCACACGGCAGCGACATCTGGATCATCGAATGAGTCTTCGGCAAGGACCCCCTCATTCCTGCGCCTAACCGGAGGAGCGCCCTTGTTGTGCGCGAACAATCCGAGTGCAACACTCATGACACAGTCATCAAACGAGCCGCGAGGAGCAGCAAGCCGACCATCGTGTGATTCGAAGGCAGCCATCTCATCGAAGATCGTTCCGCTATACAGCACAAGGGTTTGCTCACGAACAGCCTCCTGAAGGTCACTCAGTATGCGGCCTTTCGTGACGTTGGTTACGTAAAAACCAAACCGGAAGGTGTTGGGGTCTGACGCTCTATTTCGGATGAGGTCTAAAGTAGCGCGATGATAGATATGAGGATACCTGTTCTCCACAATGCGCGTACACGTAGCAAGTCCCGGCCCATTCGCTTCGGGCATAAGAAACGCATCGTTATACCACTCGGCCAAAGTGCACAATAGCTCACCAAAAGCCGGAGCGGGTGTTTTGATGCGGAGGAAGGCAACCTCCTCCAGTGTCATCCCTTGATGTCTGTCAAACACAACCGCCACGCTCCAGTCGCCATGCCGAAGACCTTGTGACACATCAGCACCAATACAGTAGCTGTGTCCTTTGATGGGCTTTCTCCACACTCGGAGTGTTTCCCGTCCTGGTAGGACAGTCTTGGGATCCTGATCTGGACGAAGAGAAACAGTGCTAACAGGCTTTACGGACATTGCTCTCAACCTAGCTTGCCTGAGCTTTTGCTGGTCGAACCATTTGGTTGATTGGGACTGGAAAACTTCAGAGAAATTCGCAGGGTACTCTTGTTCAAAAAACTGCTCAGGAGGCAGACCCGACTCATTTCCCTGGCAATCATTTTCGATCTTAAGTCTTCTCCATTTTAACTGCTCAAGTGTTATATCCGGGTATGCGAGGCGCAGCGCATCTTCGTGCTCGTCAAGGCTAAGGACAAGTTGATCGCGCTCCCAGTCAAACACATTTCTTCGATAGGCGGGCTCATCAAGCCACCCGTAGAAGAACCTTATGTACCCATTCCACTTTGCTAAGGTATCACCATCCTCATCGTCATGCGCCTTGATGACATCATCCAAGTCCATTCCTTTTTGCCACCGATCGTAAAATCCCCCCTGCGGCCCATTGCCGGTGGACTCTTCAATGCACATGGCATGGGGTGGGGCAGCAGTTAGCGCTGCATTCACCTCTTGATACGATTCGTAGAAGGCTGTTTCGCTGTAGTGCATTAGGTCATATTGGTCGCCACGAGCAGACTCTCGACCTCCTGCAGTTAAGACCTGGTACCGCGAGTTGTTTTCGAAGCTGTAGCCATCCTTCGTTTTGTAATCGGCTTTTTTTCTGTACTTGTCCCACTTCGCGGGCCAATATTTATAGAAGTCAGAGGCGTATTTGAAGACCCGCCGCGCATTAGGCCCTTTATGGGCCATAACCATCACCGAAAGGTTGCTGTTGAAGTTTGCATCGAGGAAGAACCTGGCCTCAACATAACTAGAGACACCCGCACGACGGCATTTCGTGACTACGATCCTGCACGGTCCGTCCGATGTCTCTATGTGGTTGTTTTTCCACAGCAGGCGCATTACGTGATCGACGTTCTTCTTGTAAACCGCGTCTACTTTTTCTGAAAATAGCAGGTCTTTGTCTATGTTCAGCCGCTTAAGGGCTCGATCTTGCTTGTCTTTGTCACCGAGGAGGAGATTTTTGACGACACAAAAGGCTCGCGTTCTTTCGATGAGGTTGTGCAGCCGGGTCTGGCAGTTGTTGAGCTTAAGGGGTACGAGTTCACCCTTTTTGTCTCGGTGTTCGATGCGGATGAGCTTCTCCATCGCGAAGGGGGTGTCACGAATAAACTTCCCTAGCTGTTTCCCGCTGGTTCCGGCATCTGTTTGGTTGACATCTTCATGGTCCATGCGTGCAGTATTATACAGTATGACTACCAACATCTAGTGTCATAAGTTGGTGTACATACAAGATGTTGTGGTATGGTCAGCCATGGATAGTTTTATAGTGCCCTTCACTGCGGTTATCTTCGGTGTATTCATAGTAGGATTTAAGCTGATTTTTGACCAACACCGCAAGACTATCGATCTTCTCGTGCGCTCAAACGCGGAGTCTGCTGAGAGTTTGTGCAAATCTCACGAAAATATGCTCAACCACCTAAAAGAGGCCTCACCAATAGGCGGGCTTCCACGGGATCTATGGCTTGAGCAGCATAAGCTTAAGACCCGAGAGATTTCACTGCGTGAGCAGCAGTTTGAGGTGGAGGCTCCTTTGAGAAAGCAAGCGCTTGAGCATCGGCTACGGAAGACGGGTCGGCTAGGTGGCAGAGCCCAACTAAGTAACCCGGAGAACTAAATGGCAAAGAAGATCACCCCAGCCCGAGCCCAAGAAATGCTCGATGAGATTCAGGGCTTGCTTGAAGATGCGCTGACCGCAACCGGGCAGAGGGTGCCTGCGCTAGTTGAACAGATGGCCTTTTATCGGGGCTTGCAGTGGGGCACAACCTCTCCCCTTGGATGGGTGCAGGACGACTTTGATCTTGATGAGGCTCGTGAGGTTCTGAATTATATCCGTCCCACGGTAAGAACAGCCGTCTCCGACGTTTTGCGTTCAATGCCCAATCCTTCGGTGATTGCAACCTCAGACGATCAGATGTCACACACACGCGCAAAGGCATCACAGAAGCTACTCAGGTCCTTTATGCGTAGTGGTGTTATGAACTTTGAGACGATGTTCCGTGCGGAGACCGCAGCCCAGATCCACGGGGCCTGTTGGTATAAGGTCATCTGGGATCCTAACGCTGGCAGATACCGTGATATGCCTCTAGTTGATCCAGAGACGGGTGGAGAAGAGTTGGATGAATTCGATCTGCCTAAGTTCGAGCGACGTGCAGAGGGAGACATCAAGCTTCAGTTCGTAGATATTATCAGTGCCGCCTGTGATCCTCACGCGAGAAACGAGGACGAGGTGTTCCACATCTTCCATCGCAAGCTGCTTCCCACCAGGACCCTTGAAGATCATTTTCCTTATGATGCTTTCGGCAAAAAAACCAAGGGCAGATGGAAGCGTCGAGCCTTTGAGCGCGGCCTTCAGGCTTCGGACATTATTGAGAACGATGGCAGAAGTCACGCGACCCCAGGATTTGAAGGCAGTCACACCACCTCAAAGGGCAATGAGTTAGCAGATCTGATTGAGTATTGGGAGAGGCCGTCGAACAAGTACCCTCGTGGCAGGCTCATAGTATTTAGTGGCGACGTGATCGTCGCTGTGGGTCCACTGCCCTACGAGTGGCCTTGGATCCTGCGACTAGGACAAAACATTCTACCTAGCGGGCTATATCCCGATGGTGTTGTGCGCGACATTATTCCTATTCAGCGCACCATCAACCTGAATGCGAGCAAAAAAAGGGAGTGGATGAGTAAATTATTGAGTCCCCCCCTTCTCGTGCCTCACGGCTCCGGCATTGACACAGATCTATTTGATGATGTTGCCGGATCAGTAATTCAGTACAACCCCGGATTGCGGCCAGATTGGATGCGTGTGCCCGATATTCCAGGGTCTATGTTCACCCTAGAAGACCAGGCAGTCAGTGTTCTTCAGACCATATCCACCTACTCAGATATTTCTCGCGGTGAGCCACCTAAGGGCTACGATAGTGGCCGTGCACTGGCATACCTATACGAGTTCCAAAAAGCCATCCATGAGGTGGACATTCATCTTTTCCGTAATGATGTGTCGAGATTACTGACGAAGTGCCTCAAATTGGCACGCGACTTTTATGATGAAGGTCGAATAGTTAAGATGCTTGGCGACAATAACAAGTGGCAAGCATCACACTTCAAGAAGGACGACTATGATTTTGAGGCCGAAGTCATGGTTGAAGCCTTCAGTGGTGCGCCCAACAGCAGAGCACTTCGATTTGCAGAGGCTATTGAGCTATATCAGCTCGGTGCCTTTGATCCCGAGGATCCATCAGCTAAGAGTCTGCGCCAGATTCTCGAAGTAGACTATGATGATGCGAACACGCACCACCGTAAGGAAATCCACTATTCCCGAGCGCGAGCAGAGCAGGCAGCGCTGTTGGATGATCCATACGCCGAGTTGAAGGTTCTTGGTCAGGACAACCACGATTGCCACCTAGATCTACATATCGACTATGCGGTGACAGAGGAGTTCCTCTCCCTCCCCGAAGCCGCTAAGGAGCGGTTTTTGAAGCACATTGAAGAGCACGAGATGTGGACTGCCCGCCAGACCGAGGGGGCTGCGATGGAAGAGACTATGATGTCTGGACAATCGCCGCAGGCGGGTGGTCCTCCTCCACCTAAAGCGCCGCAATTACCATCACCACGTGATGGAGGTGGTGGTGCTTATGGGCCTTTAGTGATTGAAAATCCAGAGATGGAAGAGGCACCGCTGCCCTCTCCTGAGGAGCTGACAGGAACATCATGACCACAAGATGTAGTATGTGGGCTTTGACAGTCCCACGATTTGTAGTATTGTCAACCCGATGAGTGAAGAAAAAAAACCGACCCCCGATCTCGCCGAGATGACACTAGCTCAACTTGAGGACACTTTATTCCGTGACTCTACGATTGAAGTCACAGACCACACCTCTAGTCATGATCCAATGGAAGCTATGAAGGCACTTATGGACAGTGGGGCTGCGGAGACTGCGGATCAAGCGGTGGAGGCTCAAGAAGCAGCTAAGGAGGAAGTTGAAGTACCAGCACCAGAAGAGGCACCAGTCGCCCCGGAATCAGCGGCTGCACAACAGCAAGCCTCCCCCGAGATGCAGCAATACCTTTCCCAGAATCAGCAGATACTGGATTACCTGGCACAACAACAGCAGACACAGCAAGCGTCGGTAGAGCAGGGAGCCTCAAGTGATGAGGCAATTAATGAGGCAATTCGTGCGGCGGGCCTAGATCCTCGTGAGCCGATGCACCAGTTTGCATACCGGCAATCCATGGAGTCCAGTTCGTTAGAGCAGCGACTTATCGAGATGGAGCAGCGCGTTCAGCACTACGAGCGAGAGGCAGCCACTGCGAACGCTCAGGCCCACGTATCACCTCAGGTCAGTGAAACACTTAAGCCATATGGAGATCTCCCACAGGATACAATCGACACGATCAGGGACAACGCAGCCCTCGCGATGTCTCATGGTTACGACGTGCAGCAGTCAATTGATCTGGCTGTAAAGCCCTACCTTGGCTTGTTGCGTCATATGAAAACTCTTCAGGGACCAGTAAAACCGGCACCCGAGAAAAACACCCCCCTCAATCAACCCACGCGAGACGACACAGGTCTGCTTGCGGCTTCGTTGACTGGACGATCAACCGGACATGGCAAGCAAATTGAAAATCTTTCAATAGATGATATTGAAAAGGTTCTCTTCAAATAAGGATTAAAAAATGGTTACAGTAGCAGATGTAGTAGAAAGCACTATTGGTACCGGCCAATCGCGTTCAGCGTATGGTGCGATGCTCAAACAAGTATATGGACCCGCTTGGTCAAAGTGGCTTCATACCGATTCAGCCGTCTTATCCGGCAAGATCGCAAACAAGAAAGGCAGCATGGGCGGCCAGATGAAAGTCAACGCCATAACAACTGCGTTGCCTCAGTCAGCCGGTATTTCTCTTGGAGAGGGTTCGCTTTTGCCTTACCCGATTCACGGCTCTTATATCAACCCGCGCATTGTTGCTCGTGACTTTTACACCCGGCTCCGATGGACTGGTCAAAGTCAACGCGCAGCACGGATGGGCGACAAGGCAGCATGGGCAAGGCCGAAGCAAAGCGACATTGAAGACGCTCGTGCGCAGTCGGGCCTAAACTTCGCTCGTAAGCTTTATCTTGGTTATCATGACGTTATGGACGTTGTTGTTGGTCAGGCTGAAGGTGGATCGGGCAGCGAGCTTACTCTGGCCGACAGGGACACTCGTCGTGGCGGCGACACCACTGGTGGTGGTTCTGTTTCTCAGTACCATCGATTTGGCGGTCATTATCTGCGGGAAGGTATGCTTCTTTCTGCGGTTGCGAGCGGAAGCGGCATGGCTGGTGCTCCTCGGACAGAGCTTGCGGGGTCTGCCTACAGCAAATCTGTAAAGATTACTGCGGTAGATCTGAGCAACCTTGCTGCACCTAAGATCACAATAGCGGGCGTAGATGGCGGCGCGGATGTGGCTACTGACGTGGTTGCGGGGAACGACTTCCTTATTCCGTTTGGTTCTCGTCGAGACAGCATTACTGCAACGGAGAAGGACTCGGACTTTTTCTCCTTCAACGGTGTTCAGTCGGTAGTTTGTGGTAGTGATTTTTACTCTCATCTTTACGGTCTTGCGAAATCTACTCACTCTAAGTTGAGTGGTGTTATTGACCGCAACACCGAAGACAATGATCTTCGTATTTACAGTGAGCTTCGTTCTGCATTGATGTTTGATCGGATTCGCAACGAAGGCAGTGGCGGGAAACCGGACACAATTATCGTTCAAGATGCGCTTCTTCGCGGAATCGTCAACGCGACTCAAGGACTTCGTCAGTTTGCGCCAGTGCAGAAGGGTGAGTTTGGCTATGGTAATTTGCAATTTACTGCGGGCGACACCACCACTCCAATCGTTGCAGACTGGCTGCAGGTTCCTGGTCAGATGTTGTTCATCGACTCGAAACAGTGGGGCTTCTACACAGAGAGTGAATTGTCTCCGTTAGATGATCCGCAGACTCGCTTCGTAACTGATAAGGACCAGACGGAATTAGTATTCCATATGTCAGGGAACGAGGAGTGCATGAAACCTCATAGTCAAGGAATCATTGACGATTTGTCCTATTCTGGCACTAGCATTATCGGTACTCGCACAGTCTAATTTACATAGGGGTGGCGTAGTTCTTTGGGCTGCGCCACCTTTGGTGGTTTTATGAGACCTAAACATCTCGGACCTAACGCGAGTATGCCGTCGAATGTCGATCTGACGGGTGCGTTCGATCCATCGACAGGTTTGCCGTACAGCGTGAAGAAGTTGCGTTGGCCGGAGATCTTCGAGATGCGCTTTGATCCTGAGAAGATCATGATGTCACCACCTCTGCCGGTGGGTGTTGAGACCGTGTTCAAAGATGTGTTTCCGAATGAGACTCGCGGTGACAAACCTATCCTCAAGATAGCGCTTCATCCGTGGTTCAAGCGGTGGTGCCTATGGGAGTACGTTCCTGCGAGTGAGACAGACTGCGGGATGATTCCTGAAGGCTGGGCTTTTACGCAAATGTTCTATAAGCGCGGCACCATGAAGCCCGGTTACTTGCCTGCTGACCTCAATTATGAGGATAAGCGGTGCGAAGAGCTTCGAGGAGAGATAGGCGACTACTGTCCACCAGACAGGGACTGGCTGGAGTGGGTCAAAGGCCACTGCTCGTTTGAGAAGATGTCACCTGAAAAGATGGCAGAGTTTCTCATCTTGGAGCAAGAGGATAATAAACGGAATACAGAAAGTGAGCACGAGTCACGACTTCACGACTTCCATTCTTACTATTGGAACCTGTTCCGAGATCTCACAAACATAGAGGAGGGGTGTGCGAGCAAATCAATGCAGTGCAACCAGACCTCTATCGATGAAGTGAACCAGCGTGTTCGAGACAAGATGCGAACGATCAACCATAACGGGATCAAGTATGTCGTTCGACCGGGGTCTCGGTGGGAGAAGAGAATCCTAGACGAGATCGAGGGTGAGAAGAAGGCATTCTGGGATCATATTGACAAGGTTGAGGCTCAGAAAGACCGAGAGTTGATGTTCAAGCAAGCGAAGCGCACATCGCTCGGAATGCAAGAGTCAGGGAAGACGATGTAATGGCTGCGGTACGGAAGCCGGTTGAGACACTGAACAATATCCGCTATCGTGTGCAGCGCGACACCGGAGATCTTGATGGAGAGCGCTGGTCCAACCAGAACATGGATGAGGCAATTAACAACCAGCTCATCGAGATGGGGACAGAGATTGCGATTACATACCCCGGTGATGCGCTAGTCACCGAAGATCTAACTTACTCGACGGCAACACAGCCCGTAGACTTGCCTGATATTGTTGGCGTTGAGGGCGTTTACCGCGTTGATGACGTATCAACATCAGGCAGCACCTTTCAACTGTCCTACGTATCCCCTTTAGAGTTGGATGAGTTTGAGGTGACGACCGCCGCAAACAGCCATGTCCGCCGCAGGTATACACTCTACGGGCCAACCACAGATGCGCAATCTCCTCGGATTCAACTACTGCCAAAGCCCGCAGCGGCGACCACTTTGCGCATATATTATATAGCCACACCTTACTATCTGGTAAACGCCGAAGACACGAACCCTCTCTCACCCAGGTGGGTTGAGCTTGTGTCGCTCGGTGCTGCACTTAAACTTCTGCGTCGAGATGACGAAGCGACCACCCAACAGGTGATGTCCTTTGCGCGACTCTGGATGCAGTTTCAACAATTCAGTCGGCGACAGAAGGGGCCAAAGACAATCCGTCGCAGAAGGAAGGGAGTCTCATAATGTTAGTGATGAACGACTGTGATAAATATTTCACGTATGGCTATGGGGGCCTCACCAAGTTTGTGCCCCCGCGTGACGGTGGGACTTGGAAAGAGGTCCAAGATGGGGCGAACATCACCTATGAGAAAGTCAGTGAAAATCCTCCAACGAACGGGGTCTATGTTTCAGATCACGAATGGAAGTACCTGAACACCGGATTTATGCAGTCACGGCATAACCTGAAGCCTGTTCACAATATGATGACCGATGTAACGAACCAGTTATCTGAGCTTCAAAAAGAAAAGGCGCGGCTTGCGACAGAGAACGAAGAGTTCAAGGCTCGTTTAGCCCTTTACAGCGATCCTGAGCCAAAGAAGACGGCAACCAAAACGAAGAAGCAATGAAATGGCACGGGGTTACTCACCAATCCCCCTTTCTCCGATGGTGGGAGGGGTCAACCGATTTGAGGGCGAGTCTGCACCAACTCAAGCAGCCGAAGCGCTCGATGCAGTAAACAGTGAGGGCAAGGTCCGTCGCCGTGGTGGCATGACGACCTTTGCCACCGGAGCCCCACATCACCTCCCCGCAGGTGCCGTAAATGTTATTGCGTATGCGTCGTCTTATAGTAACCTGACGAACCGCGCTGGCAGTATTTCCAGCAACTCTGTTTTTTATGTTGGATGTGGTGAGCAGTTTGACGGGATCGACTGGCCTGGAAGCGCTCTGCCCGCCAATGCCGCCGCAGTACCCGATGACACCTACTACTTGGAAGCCCACTACTGGAATGGGTCGGCGTGGACAGCAATACCGTTCATACACGACACAACACAATGCAGGCCTATTAGGACTGACGGTGGCGACGACTTAACTGCAGCACAGAGGCATGTGTCTTTGTCGCTCAGTCAGCACGGGCATATCTCCTGGCACACCGAAGAGCACCTAGCCAACTGGGCTACGACAGAAGTAAACTCCATCACCAGGTACTACGTCCGTCTCTCATTGATGGCTGCGGGGAGCAGCGTTACTGCAAAGTCTGGCACAACGATTAATCAGCCGGGTGTGCGTGTTTTCAAGCTAGCACCCGTGAATGGATTGTTCCCCGTGAAACTTAAGGACCGAGCGGTCCTTGTTGTTGGAACGGATAGGTCTGGTCGTGGAGGAGCAATTCGGAGAGGAGTTGAGTTTGGTGCACAGCTCGGTCTCCATACCAACGAAAGGGCAAAGATTGAAACCTCTATGCTGGTTGCTGATGAGGGTGCTGCGACCATCGGACAGTTCACTCACGTTGGGTGGGACGGTTCTGGAACATGGAACACCGGGACAACAGGTGAACTAGAGAAGACCAAGAAAACCTTCCTTGATGCAGACACAATAGAGCGTGACTATAAGTGGCTATATGATCCCAGCGAGCCCAAGCAAGGGCAGTTTCTCGGTGCAATCATCGCGGAAAATCTCCTCAAAACAGACACCCCAACCGCCACACTCGTAAAGCTTGTTGATGCGGACGGGGATGCGGTCGCTGAAGACTATGAAAATTGCCGTCTTCGGATTACGTCAAGGACCAGTGGCTCTTCAAATCCCCAGGTAGGGGAAGAAAGGGAGATCGTAAGCTACGATAGCACCAACGGGTATACAGTGTATCCGGCATTCTCTGGAGCACCTGCTGCTGAACATCGGTTTGCTGTTTACAGGCCTCATGCCGTCGTTCGGTTCGATACAGATCGGGATGATGGTTTTAGCTCGGGGGTGTCCGTCACCCATAACTGGGAAGTAGGCTCGCACACTGACCACACGATAACACCAGTCGCAGCCGCTACCAATCCATACGCAGAACTTGCAGATCTCACGGCGCAGTTTGTAAATTTCGAGGTCGGTCGTGAGCTTCGTTGGACAACTCCCGGCGGAGAGCGTTGGTGCGGTGCGTACGACTCTGTAACTGGAAAGCTGATTCTCGCGAATGGGGAGTGTCCGCTCCTAACATTTGATGGACGAAGGCTTCGAGTTCTTGAGGCTGATGACAGCAGTGACTCTGCTAGAGATCTCGCAGGTGAACTTGCCATCAACTGGTCTATTGCTGAAGCGGGAAGCAACATCGCAGCAAACGCTACCGCAAATGCCATGTTTAGGCCCGCGCCGCCAATAGGTGCATATGTTGTCGATTACATGGGCCGCATTGTTGTGGCAGACCCCAAGACAAACATCGTTGCCTATAGTATGCCAAACCTGGCAAATGATATTTGGCCTTACGGATACGAGGTCAAGATTCGGGATGACGAAAATAGCACGATCACAGGACTTGCAACGCTCTATGATCAGCTTTTAGTTTTTACCTCAACAGCAATTTTTGCCACCGCACCTGCGGGTCAATTTGGACAATTTGCATTCAACCGTGTCGCGCATGGTGTTGGGTTTGTATCTCATCACTCGGTCCAAAAGATTGCAGCGGGCGGGTCTTCAGCCATCATTGGCGCAGGCACTGACGGTGTATATATGTTCAATGGAACTGATCCTGTCCCTGTCCTAGATGACTGGAAGAGGCTGCTTCCTGAGGGCGTAAACCGATCCGGCATGAAGAACGCATGTGCCACAGCGTCTTTCGTTGAGAACAAATATTATCTTGCTGTTCCTAGTGCAGGCAGCAACAAGAATGATCGGATTTTGGTTTTTGATTGGCTTAGAAAACAGTGGTGGGTGTTTAGTGCCCCCTACGGTGCGGCGTCTCTTGCCACAGATCTGGACGAAAACGGCAAGGAGCGGGTGCTCGTAGGTACCTACGATGGTCATGTCGCTGAGTTCACGAACCATGACACTGACGATGGTACAGCGATCACTGCTACAGCAAAGTCGCCAGCGTTCTCGCCTCTCGGTAGAACGGGACAAGAAGCAAGCTTCATAGCCTTAACGCTGGACATGAAGAACCTAGGCACAAACACGGTTACGATCAGCACTTATACTAACCGTCAGACGAGGTCTCGCGAGTCGTCGAGTGGCCTCGCTAAGACCTTGAAGGTGGATGCTGGTCTCGATGTTTGGGGCACGGGCACGTGGAATAACGCAACATGGGGAGATCATCGGACGAAAACCGTCAGATTAAACATGCCAACAAGCGCACGAGGGTCGCAGATCCAGTACGAGATCAGTGGGAGCGGGTCATGGGAGTTGAATTCGGCAGTCCTGTTCGCCCGCCCGATGGGACCAAGAGGCCGAAGATGAAGCGCGTTACTGACGGACTAGATCGCAGACTTCAAAGGATTGAAAAAACGGTTGCCCCGCCTACAGGCTTTAGCGGCAACGCACTTGCAGAGACTGAAACAGTCCTCGCGGGCCGAAATGTTACAATGGTTGCAACCCACTCAGACACAGACGCCAGGAAAACCTGGGCAGTACCGCTGCGACTATCTGCACCAATCCGAGCCTACCAGGCATCATTCGTAGCTAAGAGCAATGATGCTGATGAGGTGGTTCACGTAGCTCTTGCCGTCTATCGGGCAGAGGCACCTATGCTCGATAAAAGCGCTCCCGTAGAGGCGAGCTTTAATCTTGAACTCTTCCGAACCCTTGGCACTATTGCAGTGAGCGGGACCACGCCCCAACGATACTCAATTACCCTAGAAAGAGAGCTTCTTCTGAATCCCCAGGTAGGGTATTATTTTATCGGGTTTCAGACTTCAGGAGTAAAGGCAAAACTGCTTTGCCCTGAATTCGGATTTGCGAGTGGCACAATGCGAGCAACATGGAAGACGACAAATGAGGCAAGTACCGGCATAGGTGACTTCCCTCAAACACTTACAACGGACGCGGCCTCGACGTTTACTCCTTGGATCGTATTACGATCTTTCGCTGGCGTTAGAATGCTGGGCAACGCGACGGAGGACGGATGACTAAAGTAACAAATGACTTCTCAGATAAGGCAGGGCAGGCAATCAGCGGTGCCGATGTAGACCAGAACTTCTCAGATCTGACCTCGGCGATCGATCAGATCACCACTGCTAACATCTCTGCCACCGCTGGGATTACTTCATCCCAACTGGCAGACAGATATTCTCTCTCAGCGTTTGGGCCATGGACCATACTTCCATACAGCGCTGACCCAGACTGGACCGCACTTAGTTCGGATGATTACTTCACGCTGCCCACATCAGCAACAACCGTACTGAAGCACAAGATGCTCGTAAAACCAGGACGACGCGCATATGTGGTTTCAGTAGAATTTCACCTGGTCACAAAACCGTCCGCAACCCACCCTACAGTCACCATCATTTCGGGTGGAGTGACGCTTGGTGGTGGTGCCAAGAACCTCGACGGTGTTGGGTATACATCCCTACAGAACTCAAACCCTATAGATAATCCTTTGGTGATTCTTAACAATGCCGATGAGATTGAGATTAAGATAGGCAGTTCTGCCTCATCACCCGCGACTCAAGCTGCAGGCTTGAGTGTTACACTTTGGATCAAAGAGGAGTTGGTACCGTAATGCCAGGAAAACCACGAAGAGTTTATACCACTCGCCGACCTATTGATTACCTTACTCGTGCGAATATGCCCAGCGCAGGTAATAACACTTACAGCCCGCGCAAGCCTCCTGGCTATCAACTCGGTGGTGGTGTCAGACTAACAGAGCCTGCCACCGATAGACTGAGGAGCGTCAGGACCGCAACCACACCTTCAGCAGCGGGAAGCCGGGGGTTCTCTTCTCTCCACACCCCTGCACCGGCACAAAGGCCAGCAGTCGCCAGACATAGCCCTCTAGGTCTCGCCTCACCCGCAAGTACATCGACGATGCCGGGAGCGGGAGGGATTCGCGAACCACGTATAGCACAGCCCCCTTGGAAGCCCAGAACAACAGGATCGGGGATGTGGGAAAGCACTCGTGGCGACCCAGCAAGAACGATGCGGGGAGCGTCAGAACGAGCACGGCTGGCGGGAGGCGCAGGATTTGGACCAGGCACCGCATGGACACAAAACCTAGGTCAACGAGTCCCTGGGACAGATGTTGGTCGCCCACCAGATCCTCGATTCGAAGAGCGTGAAGGCATGAGCGAAGAGGAATGGTTGGCGAGAAACGATCCCAACTCACCTCACTTCGGTCTTCCTGCTCATATACCACTGGGAACGACAGACCCAGGGCAGCATCCTGCTGGTGAGCCAGCACCTGTGACAGGAGGGTTTGGTACCACCGCATCAGGTGTAACGGGAGGGTTTGGTACCACCGAGTCAGGCCTGCAGGCACAGTCAGGTGGTGCTCGTGATACTGAAATTCAGTCCGACGCGGGTGATGAACTCAATGTCTGGGACATGAATGAGCCCGATAGAAACAGAGCTTACATTGCTGGTGACGCATATCGGGCGGGTGGGCGAAATGCAGCCTATTGGTCAGGTTCGGCGTATGCAGGGCAGGGATTTGCAACAAGGTACTACTCGCCAGATCCCTCTCAGGGCAGTGGTGACTACCAAAACCAACTTCGGAACTTGTTTCTTGGATCAGGCGTGGGCTCCCAGTATGCAGACGCTTTTGACCTTGAGTGGAGCGAACACCTAGACGACTGGATAATGAAACCAAAAGAGAACATTAACGATACTGAGTTTGGTCGATGGATCCAGCGAGTTAATGTGCACCAGTATTATCACTCGGGTGAAGACACCGCTCTTGGGCACTCGGGTGGAGGGCAAGGATCTGCAGAAGCGGCCTCAAATGCTGAAAGCATTACGCTTGGTATGGCAATGGACTACGAAGCCCGCAAGCTTCGCTCAAACCTCAACCGCTTATCTCCTGAAGAACTGCAAGTCATGGAGTCAGACGGAACAAGAGGCTTCATGACCGAGATGGTAGGTCAGGGCTTGATGAGCAACGTGTATGGTGACGACCAGAGTGTCAGTGATCAGTACGGTGAAGCGGGGGAAGCTACCGCGCCCGGTGGTGAAGCCGGGGGATTAGAAGGGTCTCGCATCTCCGATGAAGAGAGTGAGGCGAACGCAAGGGCTGCTGCTGAACGACTTCAGGCGAGCGTGGGACGCAGCCTTCGGGGTCTTTATGAGAAGATGGGCGCACGAGGGATGTCAACAGGCCAGATGATGGGCTTGGCAGCCGATGCGGGGACGATGGGCTCTGTGGCGGTTAGCGATGCAGCAAACCGTTCGAGGATGCAGGATCGAATGCAAAACCTCCAGGTTGATATGGCAAAGTTCTCTGCAAATCAACAGTGGAACCTTGCGTTGCTCCAGGGTGAGTTGAGAGAAGAAGAACGGTCGGCACTGTTTGCGCAAAACCTTCAGCTTCAAAAGCTACAGGAAGCCGCACAGGCACGCATGATGAAGCTTCAGCAGGAATTGAATAAGCCAACAACGGCTGACAGATTCTGGCAATTACTCGGCACTGTGACTGGTGCTGCTGCTTCTGCTGGCGGAAGCGCACTTGGAATGTACGCTTATGATCAGTGGGGTTAGTCTAGATGGTAGCTAAAGAAGGGTTTGGGAACTTTGTTGAAGCGTTTACTCGCTCTTTCGAGCCGAGTACTTTTACTCGCTCTTTCGAGCGGGCGAGAGCTATGGGGCAGCGGAGAAAGGAGCGCACCAAGGAGCGCACAATCCGGCGGCGGGACGAAATGAACCGCGAGTTCCGTGCAGAGAAGCGGGGCAGAGAAACTACCGAAGCAGCTAATCGGCAGAGCAGGCTCAGAGTTATGTTCAACAAATCATCCGGGCCACTGTCTGAGGCGCATGTAGCAGATAACTGGGAAAGGATGTCTAAGCTCCCTCAAAACTCTGAGGCGTTTCGTAGTTTCGTAGCCAAGTGGAGAGAGGAGCAGGAGAAAGATCAAAGGGCAATCCAAAAAAGAAGGAGAGACCTCGCCACTGCATCGGGGAGGACTCAATTTCGACTTGCAAACCAGGCTCAAAAACAGAAAGACTCCGAACAAAAACGTAGAGATACCGATCTCAGACAACGAGCGTCTTTTGGCAAGGCTTTCGTGGACCTAAGTAACGAGCTAAAAAAGAGGAAGGATCCTTTGAGGCTCAACGCTGCCGCACTCAACAAGCTCTCCACGGACTTAATATCCAAACAATATTACGATGCTCGGGTAAACGCTAAACCTCAACCGAAGAAGCCTTCCGTTGGTGATGTTGCCTATGAGGCGGGCCTTGGGCTTAGAGAGCTTGCCCCCTATGTGTTTGATGTGGCTGCCGTCTATGAACTCAATGGAGATCTGGGCCGGTTTCGCTACCAAAGGGGTATTGACCGAAGCTTGGTAGGCTATACTAACGCTCTTATCCTCCGGGCCCAAGGCAAAGGCAATATACTTGAGGGCACCTTTGGTCGTCCCACATGGAGTCCAGACTAATGGCTGGAGAAGGCACCCCTCCAGAGCAGACTGAAGAGTACTGGCTTGAACGGTTGGGTGTCCCTGCAGAGCCGATAGCATCCCCTCTGCCTGAGACATCCTCGGTGTCAAGGGTTGAGATGCCCAGTGCTGGTGTAGAGGAGCAAGAGGACGAGAGGTATTGGCTGCAAAAGATGAGTGTCCCGACACCTCAACCGGGGACCATCAAGCTACCGAGAGCACAACCAAAGAGACTCACTCCCCGACAGGAGACGTTGAGATCTACTCTTCCCGAGATGGAACGCGCTCTAGGGAAGGCACCCACAGATGCGCAATTTGAGGAGCAGATTGAGCGAGCACGCGCACTGGGTCCAGCCGGTGAACGACAAGTTGAGCAGCTAGAAAGGGTGAGGGACCAGACATTCTCGTTGAGAGGGCAATCTCAAGAGCTTGGTGACTATGCTCAAAAGCACGGTTTAAGGAAGGAAGGTAAGGAGTACAGCAAGCTTGCCACCGAAGGAAAGCCTGCCGAGCCACACTGGGCTTGGTCTGGTGCTCAAATCGCAGCCAGGGCTCTTGACTATGTTACGCAGCGTCCCGCTCGTGTGTTGACCGCACCCTTTCTTGCTCGTCCCGGTGAAGATTCAGATAAGTTTGTTGAGGACTGGCAGGCCTGGTCAGACCGACTGCAAGAAGAAGCCGAGAAGGGCAACGGTCCCGCTCAGGCAATCACTGCAATTCCAGATCTCCTTGGCAACATCTTTGGCAAGTATGTGGTCGGTCAGGCGGTTGTCGGCGTAGGCGTAACGATGGACTGGATGGCCGGTCAGCCAACAGACTGGAAGTTGGTAGACAAGACCATCGCTGACATCCAGGGAGAGACGAAGGATTTCTTTCTTCTAATGGAGACGGACTGGTCTACTTATTTCGGCGGCCTCGGTACCGGAAAGACCGTCATCAAAGGCCTGTCTCCGACACCTCTTGTTGGAGCCCATGCCAATGTAGCACGCGCTACGATGCGCGTTGCCCGCAAGAGCTACAACAGTGGCGCGAAAGATCCACGGATGTTCAAGCTTCTCGCTGCAACCCAGAAGCTTGTGCCTTTTATGGATGATCCGAAGATAATGAATCGCGCAGTCAAGGTCTTTGAGGAGCACGGCTTGTCTTCAAGAGAGGCAGCGCGGGCTTTTGGTAGACGTGGTGAGTTCTTCGGTGCTGATCTTCCTTCGTTCTTGCCTAATGAGATCCCAATTTTAGGCGGCCCATCACGCTATGTCACAGGCAAGGCAGCAGAAGGCTTGGATGCAGTCCTTGCGAAGGTAGGGCATAAGGCGTCTTACGTTACAGATCCCTACGTGGTTCGGAAGGTTGCTCAGGTTGCGTATCGAGCACTCCCTAAGGCTGCCGCAAAGATCGGACAAAGTAAGTTGGCTGGTCTCAATACTCCGTTTGCCATGTTCAAAGGATATGAGCCGGTGTTTGATATGTTTGATCCTGATCGTAGATTCTTGAAGCACATTCAGCGAATAGCCAAAGCCGGATCCGCTATTCGAGAGACCGACATCATTCAGCGTCTCAAGCGCATATCTCACAACGCACCTGAGGACGCATCACGGCGGATTGAGATCGTGAAAGAGGCCTTTGATCCTTCCGTTGGGAAGGGGGCCAAGAAGAGATACGAGGCGTTTATGCAGACGCTTACGAAGTCTGAGAAGCAGTATGTGGACGACCTTAGTAAATTCTTCCATGAGATCTATGAAGAGTCTGTTGAGGCCGGATACCTAAAGAAGAACCAACTCGCCTACAATCGGGTAACTGGTCGATACTTCCCCCGTCTTTATAGTAATGACTATGGTCTATTGGTTGAACTGCCCGATGTCTTGCGTAGCCCATGGATGAATGAATTCAGGCTCCCCACAACTGCTGCATCTCGTGTGAGTAAGACTGGCTTACCTATCGGAGAACTCAACGATGAGTTTATCAAAGCCGCCGCAGACCCACACATGGCGATACCTACCTATGCTGCCAGAATTGCGAGAGGTGAGGCGGCAGTACACCTCGAAGATCAAATCCTTGCGCACTATGGCAGAGCTGTAACCAAAGAGGGACGCGGCATCTTTGGAAAGATGAAGGTCATCGAAGGACCCCATGGTCCGGTTGAAGTACCTGCGCACCTGTACAACTTCCTTCGCGGCTCTTTCGATAGTTCCTACACATCCCTTAGTAATTTTCTAAAGAGTAGGCTTGGGGTGCATGGAAGATATACGCGGGCAGTCACTAAGTCCCTCGATGCCCTTGCTGTTGTCCGAAACAGGTGGAAGAAGCAAATGCTCATCAAGAGGATGGCTTACCATAACCTCAACATTGCGAATGATGTCACCCTCATGGTTCTCGATGGCAACTTCAACGCGGGCAAGTGGGCACTAGACGCAGAGTCAATGCTCTCACGCGGAAAGATGTTGTCCTCTCGAACACTTGATTCGGTCAGACGGCTAGAGAGAAACGTCGATGAGATTATAGGGAACTACTATCCTACTCCCTCTCAGGCTGATACGGCTGCGCGTGTTGCTGCAGTGCAGGCGCATGGGGCAGGACCGGCGGCAAAACTTCCCGCTGGAATGACGATGAGTACCCAGGAGGCGATGTACCGGCGGGCGCTTAAGGGCTCTCTCGAAGAGAAGATCCTCTACATCGCTAAACGCGAGGGGCTGCCAGTAGATGTTGATCTTTCGCTGGAACGGCTGGAACTTGTCGGCGGACCAATGGTCGGCAAGCGAAAGCTGAGGCGTGAGCTTCAGAAAACCGCCCGTAAGGGTCGGAAGGCGCGGGGCGAGAAGCTTGGCGCTAAGGCTCAGGCTGCCCACTATGGTGGTGAAGCTGGTCACGGGCTCATGTATGCGCTAGAGCACGTCGTTCCTATGCCCGGTGAGACCCTGGCCAAGGCCTGGGAGAGTAGTTCAAAGTTAGGCCATTTTATGTGGCGACTTTCGCTGGGTGATGCTCCCGGCAGGGCAGTGGCACGGACCTTTGATACACTCATCGACTATACCGATCCTAATCACTTCGTTTCACTGCTGCGTTGGGTGATGCCTTTTGCGACTTGGGTGGCAAAGGCCCCCGGTGTTGCCGCGAGGATGACAGCAAGACAGCCCCGACTCGTGGGTGCGATGTCTAAAGCGTACGACGTATATGGAAGACCTGAAGGTCGTGGAGAAACCGGGCCTAGAGGCCATGTTGCCGAACGCGGACAGTTTACGCACCTTGGCAAATTTGGGAAGAGGGCATTAGGACGAGCCACTTACGATATTCCAAAGCGCGTTCAAGACGCAGTCAGGGGTGCCGAGGTAGCTGGCTACACTGGTGACTGGATTGTGGACAACTTCCTTCGCCACTATCCTGTTCCCTTGATTGGTGGCACGCCCGCGAAACTGCCTTCTCATATTGATGCTGTGATGCTTGGTCGTGATCCTATCGGCGAGGGCTGGAGTGCGCCCGCCGAAGTTACCGGTCTTCGCAGTTACATGGAAGACGGGAGCCTGGTGCCAAATAAAGACTTCATTGCCAAATCCGCGATGCCAATGATGAAGATGCTATACGAGGTTGTGGCGCAGCGGGATTCCTTGAAAGGGAGAGAATATACCGGCACGACAGGAATGTTCCCAGCCGGGTTTGTTGTCCCCGAGTCAGACATGCCTCTTTTCAAGCAGACGCTCGATGTGGCAGATGAGGCATTAAGAGCCATGCCTGGGGGTAGAGCAGGTCCGCGAGGGCTGCCTGTTTTTTCAAAGCATCTACTTCCCTTCCTGATTGCAAATCCCAACGCTGTACCGATGTTCAACTCGATCCTCTTTGAGCACGCAGGGGGCATGGAAGCTGGGGCTACGCCACTGTCAATTGGCGGGGAACGACCTTACGTCTCAGACGAGGAAAACCTCTACTACGGGAAGAAGCAGATTCAGAACATTAATCGCTGGCTTCCTTTTCCTATTTATCTCACGATGCCAGGAGACCCATTCCTCGATATTAGAGGGAAGCTCAAGGCTGGCAAAGAGGCTGGTAGAGAGGCGATCAGAACACTGGAGAAAGACAGGCACCGATATTAGTCGAGTAGACACAAGATATGGTATTATTCAGACGAGTGGGCACAAGATGTAGTGCCTGGAGGATAGATGGTCGATAAAGTTAACAGCGGAGTACTGCTCAAGTTAGACGCAAATACAGACGAGGAGAACTCATCCAGCACCTTTCGCGACAGAAGGGGGGCTAGTAGGTCAGCGGTTTACGTGTACTGCTCTATTGCAGTTACCGCTGGCAACATCAAGCTCATGCTCAAGGACCCATCCGGCGAATTTCGGGAGTTCCAGGTAAGCACAAGCGCACTGACCGGGGCAGCTAATAAATGTATGGTCCACTTCGTCCTCGACCACCCCTTTGGAGAAGGTCGGGTTGACGTTACGACAGGGACTAGCACTAAGAGCCTTTACGCCTGGTTTGTGAGCTAACAGGAGAAACCATGCCATCATCAGGTATTAGATCAGGAATTACAATTGCATTTCAGGATGAGGATATTGTCGATGTCGGCTCTGTGGCCCTCGACGAGATAACTTCGGACTCAGCAACCACTGTCAAAGTCACCCTCGGTGACGACGCGGGCGACGACTTCAAGGTCGACACTACAAGCCTCGTTGTCGAAGGTGATACTGGCAACGTAGGTGTTGGTACTGCGGCTCCAGCGAAAAACCTTCATGTTTATGGAGCATCAGGAGAAGTCGAGCTTCGGATACAATCTGATTTGTCTTATTCTTCGATCGTTCACAAGGACTCAGGCAACGAGCTTATAATTCAAAACGCAGCCACTGATGGTGTCACCATATTCCACGACGATACCGCCGAAAGGATGCGGATCGATAAAGACGGAAACGTCGGGATCGGCACAAACGCTCCCGCAGACAAGTTCCATGTGGTTGGTGATGCTGCGCTCGTGGGTGACGTTGGTGTCGGAATAGCAAATCCGGCGAAAAACCTTCATGTTTATGGAGCATCTGGCGAGGTTGAACTCCGCATCCAGTCAGACACTTCCTTCTGTAGCATAGTCCAAAAAGACAACAACGAGATGATTATTCAAAACGCAGCCTCTGGTGGCGTTATGATCTTCCATGACGACTCAGCCGAAAGAATGCGTATCGACTCCGATGGGCAGGTTATCATCCCTGACGGCAAGCTCGTCCTTGGTGATGCTGCTGTCACAGCCACGGCAGCAGAGATCAACATCCTCGATGACGTAACGGCAACGACCGCCGAGCTTAACTACTCGGACACGGGTGCTGCGACTGGTGTTGTCGTCGCGAGCAAAGTTCTGACCGTCGACGCCAACAAAGACCTTGGCGCAAGCGGCGCTCTCAACAACGCTACCGTCGACGGCTATGTGCATTTCGACTCGTCGCCTGCTGACTCTAAATGCAGCGGCACGACCGCCACGTTCACTGCGGGCGAGGCACTTGCCATAGGCGAGGTTTGTTACCTCAAGTCTGACGGGAAGATGTGGAAAGCTGTTGCGACAGCAGCGGCAACTTCTCGTTGTGTGGCGATGGTGGTGTCGGGCGCAGGCTCGGCAGACGCGACGGGTGTTTTTCTCCTGCGCGGGTTTCTTCAAAGCCAAGCCACGTTCCCCACCTACACGGTTGGTGGCGTTCTTTATACGCCAGAAGCAGAGGAGTCGAGCCAGAATGTGCCCGAACAGACCGCACCAGCCAGTGACGGAGACTTTGTTCAGGTCATCGGGTATGCGGTTACCGCAGACATCGTATATTTCGATCCTAGTGGCACGGTCATTGAGGTCGCGTAATGGCTGACGTTGAAGCGGTCAACGGTGTAGCAGCGAGTAGCATCGAAGCGATCAATGGTGTCGCTAAAGCTAGCATCCAAACCCTCGGCGGATTTACTGTCCCTTCTGGTGGCGTAACCGCATCCGGCAACCTGGTTCATTGGTGGAAGTTTGATGAGAGCAGCGGCGCAACTGCCGCAGATTCGGGTTCTGCCGCAGCAACCGGAACAGCAATGACCCACGACAGCGCGCCTACTTTTGTCGCAAACGGAAACCGAACGAGTAGCGAATATGTAATAAAATACGACGGGTCGACAGAGTTGAGCTACACTAAGCTTTCAACCGAAAACGTCGCTCTTCCGGGCGGCCTTACTCCCGTAGGCACCGCGCTTATGTCGTCAGCCTTCTCTATTACGTTTTGGATAAAGCGCGAAACAGCAAACTTTGTAAATTGGGAACTGGTCTTCCAGGGCGGTACGAGGGGAGACTGGTCAGACGGGCTCGGCTTATACTTCCACGACGGAACCGGCAACGACCACCCCGATGGCTCATCAGGCGAGTCTGCTTTATGGTTTTGGACCTCCACAGAAGACAGCGCCGACAACTATCTGGGTACCACGGCTGGTTCCGACACGTGGCCGAACCGCGCCCGCGTTGCTATCGCGAATGACGTTGATGGTTGGCAGCATGTTGCAATAACCCACGGAGGCGGCGCTCAAAAAATCTATCTGAACGGCAGTGCGGGAACGCACCATTCAGGGACTGGTCTAGTAGATCCGGCACTATATCGCGACGAAACCGACCACTCAAGTGTTGGCACGTCTCCCCACGATCCACCGAGCCGCAACCTTGTTTTTGGTGCAGCACTAGAACACTCAAATGAACCAAACGAGCGCTACCATATGTCATACAGCCTCAGTGATTTGCGTATCTACAACAAAGCGTTGAGCGCAGCAGAGGTGACCGCCGTTGCAAGCACCAGCACAGTGGACTGGCCTTAGGTGAGACATGGCATTTCGTACGTTCACCGAGAAGGAGGCCGGTAAGCTTGAAGAGCTTGCGTCGTCTTTCCGCGAACGTGTCATGCCCGTTATAGACAAGATCAACTCCCTGTGTCGAGACGAGGACTGCTCGGTTCACATTATTAGTGGCTACCGATCTTCGAAGAAGCAAGAGCAGCTATATCGTAAAGGACGAAAGTTTCACAATGGACGCTGGCGCAGAACCGGCGACCCCGTTGTCACACATGCAAAGCCGGGTCACTCAGCACATGAATACCGACTTGCAGTAGACATTGCGCTGTTGAATGACAGCAACCGACATTGGATCGACAATGTTGATGAGCGATGGCACACGATTGTCGGCAATACAGTGGTCGCTGCCAAGCTCACTTGGGGAGGCAACTTCTCAAATCTATTCGATGCTGCCCACATCGAAGACCCCGGCTGGCGCGAAGTCGCTGGGGAACTCGGCTGGAGGGGGCTTCAATGAAAGCAACACTGTTGAAGCTGTGGCCCGTACTCATAGTGGTGGCGGGCGTAGTGGCAGCGGCGGCGAGGACGGAAGTGGCCCTGTCTTACGCGAGCGATCGAATCGAGAAGCTGGAAGAACGACAGGTTCGGATGAGCACAGAGGTTCGAGACTCGGTGCAGGAACTCAAGTTGAACGTCGCCCGGATTTGCGTGAAAGTGAAAGCCGGGTGCAGGGAGTAGATATGAAAGAGAAACTAAAGAGTCGAAAACTTTTCGTCGCACTCGCGCTAATCGCGCTGAGTTTGGCGTCGGGCCTTGCCGGACTCATCGGCTGGGCCGAAGCGATCGAGACAGCCTCAAAGGTCGGCATGTTTTATCTAGGTGCGCAAGGGCTCCCTGATGCTGCCAAGGCGATAGCTCCGCTATTTGAGAAGCTGACTGACAAATGATCGTTGGCTTCTGGTTTCATATCCTCGGAATCGTAACCACAGGGTTCATGGGTGTGTGGGCAGGTAGGTGTTGGCAGCGTGCAATTTACGCCGAAAAGGCACTCGATGAGATTGTGCTGCAATTCGAGAGAGAAGATACTGTAAGTGAAGAAGTCATAAGCAAAGTCGTGCACCACGTGAAAACGCTCAATGCGCCAACCGCCGACGACTTCAACAGTCTGATCGAACCGGAAGAATGAATGCGCTCATACTTAGTCTTGCTCTACTCGCACAGCCGCCGTGCACTGGCGAACCAACACCGTGCGAAATAGCTCTGTATCGTGCGGCAACGAAGGTCGAAATTCAGCGAGTACTTACCGAGCATAAGTTGAAGGTTTGCCAGCAACGACTGAAGGTGAAGCCTATACCCGAAATGCAATCTCGAAACTGGGCAACACTACTCACTACCGGCGTTGTCGGTGTCGTCATCGGAGTTACTGCCAGCGTTCTTGTTGCTATCAGCATTCAGTAAAGCACGCATATTCAGGTCTCGTTCAAATACTACCACCACGCTGTACTCAAAGGGATTGGA